TATCGAGATTGAAGGCGCCGCAACAGTCGCTCAAAGACTGGGGTTCGCAAAAGTGGCGCACCAAGTCTGGCAAACGCTCATCGGATACAGGTGAGCGGTATCTGCCATCGGCGGCAATCAAGTCCCTTTCACCGCAGGAATACGCCGCCACGACGCGGGCCAAGAGAGCGGGCAAGGCAGCAGGCAAGCAGTTTGTAGCGCAACCCAAGAAGATAGCCCAGAAAACCGCAAGGTATCGGTGATGCATCTATAACACTGTTATAGATGGCTAACTACTTACGAAGGGAAAAGCGGCGCAAGCTGCCAGGAATACCGCATCATGACCACGACCGGAACGACGACCTTCAATCTGGACTTGGCAAACCTCATGGAGGAGGCGTTCGAGCGCGCGGGCGGGGAAATCCGGTCGGGTTACGACGTTCGGACGGCACGAAGAAGCCTGAACCTTTTGACAATTGAGTGGGCCAATCGGGGCATCAACCTGTGGACGATTGAGCAAGGTCAGATTCCGCTTAACCAGGCGCAGATTGCCTATCCGTATCCGCCCGATACGATTGACCTGCTTGACCATGTAGTGCGCACCCAAACCGGGATCGGCCAGACGGACATCAACATTACGCGGATCTCTGTATCAACGTATGCCACGATTCCCAACAAGAACGCGCAAGGTCGCCCCATTCAAGTGTGGATCAATCGGCAGTCCGGCTCGATTGCCAAGACCACCTACACGTTAAGCGGCAGCATTGGGATAGCGGACACGACTATTACGCTGAGCGCAGCGCCTACGGATTTCCCGGAGGTCGGGTTTGTCAACGTAGATTCGGAAACCATTCAGTACACCGGCATCAGCGGCGTGACGCTTACCGGATGTCTCAGGGGGCAGAACAACACTACGGCAGCAAGCCATTCCAGCGGCGCGGAAGTGTTTCTGAACAATCTCCCCAGCATCAATGTGTGGCCATCACCCAACCAGAGCGACTTCTATACGTTCGTGTACTGGCGTCTGCGGCGGGTCAATGATGCGGGGAATGGGCGCAATGACCAAGACATCCCGTTTAGGCTGCTGCCATGTTTGGTGGCGGGCTTGGCGTACTACATTGCCATGAAAACGCCAGAGGGGCAGGCGCGGCTGGATCGGTTAAAACTGGACTATGAAGAGCAGTGGCTTCTGGCGTCGTCAGAAGACCGAGAAAAGGCGGCGCTTCGTATTGCGCCACGGCAGATGTTCATCTAAGGTGACGTATGCCCAACCGCTTTGCCTCTGGCAAGTACGCCATATCGGAGTGTGATAGATGCAGCTTTCGGTATCCACTCAAGATGCTTCGACAGTTGGTCATCAAGACCAAAAACGTCAACCTATTGGTGTGCCCGACGTGTTGGGAGCCGGATCAGCCGCAGTTGCAGCTTGGAATGTATCCGGTGGACGACCCGCAGGCGCTCCGCAACCCGCGCCCGGACACGAGCTACCTCCAGTCTGGGTTGAACGGCTTGCAGACGGACCCGCTGACGCTGCCGACCAACAACGTCTACGCCTTCGGAACCCCGGAGGGTGGCAGCCGAATCATCCAGTGGGGGTGGAACCCTGTTGGGTTGAACAATCCACTAAGCCTGGCCGGTTTGCAGGATAATCTGCAAGCCACAGCACAGGTTGGTTCAGTAACGGTTTCTACGACTTAGGAGTCATCATGAACAAATATCTGTCGGGCGGCGACGTCAAAAAAGTTAAGAGCATTGCAAAGGCGGAAGTAAAAGGTCATGAAAGCAGAATGCATGGAAAAGGCTATGCCAAAGGAGGCGTTACTTCTTTGCAGCGCAAGGAGCTGGGGCGTGGGATGGCCAAGGTCGCCAATCAACGCAAGCCGAGCTTCGTTTATCGCAAAAGCGGGAGCAAATGATGAGCAAGGCAAACGACAAGTTCCAGTTCTTCTCGGCGGACACCAAGGATCCAATCAACAAATACACGCAGCCCAAGCCGTACACGGACGCGATGGGTGAGAACGGGTACCCCAACAACATCCCAAACACACAAACCATGCGTACTCGCGGCACCAAGAATACGACTCGCGGCTACGGCAACAGCGTCAAGATGGGCTGAGATGAACTACTCGACCCTGTTTGAAACGATCAAGGGGTATGTTGAGAATGACTTCCCCGGGACGACCTGGACCGACTCGGCCGGCACAGGAACGGTGACGTTTACCCAGAAGGAGCAGATTGACACCTTCATCAAACAGGCCGAGCAGCGCATCTATAACACTGTTCAGTTGCCGGCGCTTCGTAAAAGCGTGACAGGGAATTGCACGATCAACAACAAGTATCTTGCAATGCCATCAGATTGGCTGGCGATGTTCTCGCTTGCCATCATTCGAGCTGATCAAACGCAGGATTACTTGTTGAACAAAGACGTAGAGTTCATCCGGTCCATGTTCCCTGATCCAACGGACAAGGGCGAGCCAACGCACTACGCGATCTTTGACAACAACACAATGATTCTCGGCCCGACGCCGGACGCTTCGTACAACATGGAGATGCACTATTACGGCTATCCAACGAGCATCGTAGACGCCGTAAGCGGCACGACGTGGCTAGGGGATAACTTTGATAGTGCGCTGTTGTACGGATCGTTGCTAGAGGCGTATACGTTCATGAAGGGCGAAGCAGACGTGATTGCGGTGTACAAATCCCGGTATGACGAGACGCTTGCGCTGCTGAAGCTGCTTGGTGATGGCAAAGACCGCCGCGACACCTACCGTTCTGGCCAAGTTCGATACCCGGTGACATGATGAACTTTGAAGCTATGATGCCCATGGTGGGCGGTGTGCAGGTGCAGACTACTTCGCGGCGTGGTTTCACGCCAGAAGAAGTTGCCACCAGGTGTGCGGACAAGTTGATCTCAATTGGGGACCAATCGCATCCCGCCATCCGGGAGCAGGCGCGCGCATTCAAGCAACAGATCCACTCTGTGGTGGCGTTTTACATTCAGGATGCCGTTAGAAACGACCGGCACACAATTGCGATGCGCCTTAGAGAAGCGGGGCATCCCGAACTTATCAAAGTGCTTCTGGAGAATTGATCATGGCATTTACTGGCAACTTCATGTGTACCAGCTTCAAAGTGGAGCTGATGAAAGGTGTTCACAATTTCACGGCCAGCACCGGCAACACGTTTAAGTTGGCTTTGTACACCAATAGCGCGTCGTTTACTGCGGCCACTACGGCGTACACCACCAGCAACGAGGTGACAGCGAGTGGATCGTATGCAGCTGGCGGCGGGGCGCTAACCAACATCACGCCGACAAGCACGGGGACCACGGCGTTTACCGACTTTGCGGACTTGTCCTTTACAACCGCAACCATCACGGCGCGTGGCGCGTTGATTTACAACGACTCCGCTACTGGCGATCCCACCGTGGTGGTGTTGGACTTTGGGTCAGACAAAACATCGACCAGCGGCACGTTCCAGATCATCTTCCCTGCGGCGGATGCATCCAATGCCATCATCCGAATTGCGTGAGCTAGGACTCAAATGTGGCTAATGTTGTTGTCCCGCTTGGAGGCTGGGGCGCACTAGCTTGGGGTGAGGCCGGCTGGGGGCAGGGCGCCGTCAGCCTAGTGGGAACGGGGGAAGTTGGGTCAGTAGAAGTAGCAGCAAGTGCAGATGTACCAGTAACGGGAGAGTCTGCAACTGGCCAGGTAGGAGCGATTACCGTTACCGCAGACGCAAACGTCTCACTAACGGGCGTTGAGGCTACAGGGGGTGTAGGGCAGATAAGTGTTGTTGGCACGGCCCAAGTAGATGTAACAGGGGTTAGCGCAACCGGGCAAGTTGGCACCGTTCAGGCAACAGGCGACACTGACGTTCCGGTTACCGGGCTGCAAGTCGCAGGGCAAGTTGGTTCTGTTGCGGTTACAGGGTCGGCAGTAGTTGATGTTACTGGGTTGCAGGCTACTGGGCAGGTAGGAACCGTTGAGGCCATTGCATCGGTTGATGTAACGGTGTCCGGGCTGGAGGCAACGGCAACAAGTGGCGCGGTATCAGTAACAGGTTCGGCAATAGTTTCCCCGACAGGCGTAGCCGCTATCGGTGAAGTTGGATCTGTTCTAATATGGGGACTTATTGATGAGAACCAGATTCCCAACTGGGGCAACATTGATGACAGCCAGATTGTTGTGTGGACATCGATTGATCAAAGCCAAGCAACCGCTTGGTCGGCAATAAATGATTCTCAAAGCGTCGTTTGGTCAGAGATTGGAACGGCGCAAACACCAGACTGGCAAGATATAGTCCAAGCCGCATAGAGGAAAACCATGACTGTTAACTACACCACGTTGCTTGGCCTGGCAAAGCCGGTCACCGGCACCGAACAAGGCGATTGGGGCGACGTTGTTAATGATGAGATCACGACGCTTCTGGAAGACGCCGTAGCCAACTCGGTGTCTATCAGCGTGACCGCAGGGGATCCGCCTGCGCTAACAGACACCAACGGCGCCACCAATCAAGCGCGGATGTCTACGCTGATCATTACGGGGTCGCCTGGTGTAACGAGAAATATCGTTGCCCCAAGTCGGGCCAAAATTTATCAGGTCATTAACCAATCAAACGGCGCGGTGGTGATCAAAGGCACGCTGACCACCGGCGTGACAATTGCGGCTGGAGCGACCGGGACGGTTGCGTGGAACGGGTCAGACTTCATTGAGATCGGCTCCACAAGCAGTGGGCGCACGTTTAACGGAAATGTGACCGTCAACGGCGTTATCACCGCCCAGGCAGCCGCAACGCAGGATGCTGTCAAGCTGCAAGGACGAGCTGGCGGATCATCGTCGTATGCAGTAACGATCACGCCTACTACGCTCACGGCTAACAGAACGATCACGGCACCGGATACTGCCCTGACGTTGGCGGGGATTGATGTTGCGCAGACGTTTACGGCAGTGCAAACGTTCACGCCCGCAGCCCGGACGTCGGGGGCGGTCCCGTACTTTACGTTAACCACGCCGGCAGACACGGGGCAAACGTCAAGTACAGAGTCAATTGGGGCGAGCTTTACGGCGGCTACGCGCACCTGGGCAACCGGGTCTTTGACGCTCCAGCGGGAAAGGGTGTTTGGGGCGCCAACATATGCGTTTGCCGGGGCTTCAACGCTTACAACGGCAATCAACGTTGACATTGGAACGCCGACAGCGGGAAGCAACGCCAACATCACGAATGCGTGGGCGCTGCGATCTGGGCCAAGTTTGTTTGTAGGAAATGTCCGCGCAGAGGCGGCTGCAACACAAGATGCTGTAGTTGTAACGGGACGAGCTGGAGGCACAAGCAGTTACGCAGTCACCATCACTCCGACGACGCTAGCTGCCAACAGGACGTTTACGCTACCCGATGCCACTACGGTTGCGGCTGGCCTGGCAGTCTCACAAACCTTTACAGGCATCCAAACGTTCACGCCAGATGCTCGGACCTCCGGCGCAAACCCGTATTTTGTGGTGACCATGCCCACGGATACCGGCCAAACGGCGGGCACAGAGTCGATTGGAGTGAGCTACACGGCAGGAACCCGAACCTGGGCTGGTGGCACGCTTGCTCTTCAAAGGGAACGGGTCTTCGCGGCCCCGACGTATGCATTTGGCGGGGTGTCTACTCTCACTACAGCGATTAACGTCGATATAGCCACTCCCGCAGCGGGAACGAACGCAACAATCACTAATGCTTATGCTCTGAGAGCAGGCGCGTCAATCTTCACAGGAAGCGTCACGTTAGACGGCGGTACTGCTAACGGCGTGGCATTCCTCAACGGTTCCAAAGTCCTGACCACTGGGTCTGCGCTGACGTTTGATGGGACGAACTTTGCAACAACCGGGACATCCTCGGGGAATCGTGTAATTGCCACTTCCACTAGCACTAGCGTCATCCATGTCGACACTAGCGCCAGCGTCTACGGGAAGGTCGGAAACTCCACTTCAATGGGCTGGGAGGCGGGCGCACAGCATATTTTCAATATCAGCACCTCCGAACAAATGCGCCTGACCAGCACAGGGCTGGGGATTGGGACGACTTCGCCGGGAACGCAACTTCAAGTCAACAGCACTGGTAATACGGCTGTCACTATTAGCGCCGGAAACACAGGCTTGTCTCGTTTAATCTTTCAAGGACAAGTTGCAAACAATAGAGGCTTCATCGACTACGACAACACTAGTTCTGTGCGGGCAATGATCTTTCGCACGAATGAAGCCGAATGGATGCGCCTCACCGATGCCGGCACACTAAACATAGTAGGTGCTGGTACAGCAGGGTCAACACAGGCAATCAGTTTTAACGGTTCTACGCCTGTTGATACGCTGGTGACGACTAGTGGGGGGAATGTTGGGATTGGGACGAGTTCGCCGCTGGCAAAACTTCATGTTGCTGGGGAGGCGAGATTCGTAAGCGGTGCGGCTACTCAACCCGCAATCACTATCACTCAGGGCTTCATTAATGCAGACATTAGTAGTGCCAATTTTACCATTGGCAACTTTGGTGATAATTCTTCAGAGATGCGTGTTGCGACCCGAGGCTTTACCACATTTTTCACTGGTGCTACCAATAATAGTACGGGCACCGAACGTATGCGCCTCGACTCCTCCGGCAACCTCGGTCTGGGGGTGACGCCTAGTGCGTGGAATAGCGCCTATAAGGCGCAGCAAGTTAATGCGCGAGCAGTTGTTGCTGGTGATTCAACACAAACTGTTTTAGCAAATAACTGGTTTGTTAATT